ACTATTACGAAGCACTGCATGTGGTCAATTGCCGTAAACAACTAGGCGAAGCAGTTACTGAGAAAGAACATGTTAGAGCAATCTATATGGCATTGCATGCCAGCTATGCTTTAGAGGCATTCCGTTTCATGGTTAGCTTTGCCACCAGTTTGGCTATGGTTGAGAACAAAATCTTTATTGGCAATGGTAATATTATCAGCCTGATACTACAAGACGAACTGCTACACAAAGGTTGGACAGCCTACTTGATCAATCAGGTGGTAAAAGAAGACACAAGGTTTGCCGAAATCAAAGCAGAATGCGAACAAGAAGTGTATAATTTGTACATGGACGTTATTCGTGAAGAAAAAGATTGGGCAACTTATTTGTTTAAAATGGGCCCAGTGATTGGACTCAATGCCAATATCTTGCGTGACTTTGTGGACTACACCGCAGTGGATGCTCTTAAACAAATTGGTATCAAGTACAACAACCCAGCGCCAAAGTCAACTCCAATACCTTGGTTCAACAAACATACTGATACCAGTAAGAAACAAACAGCACTACAGGAAAGCGAAAGCACAAACTATGTTATTGGAGTAATGAGTGAAGCATTGGAATATGATGACTTGCCCGCACTATAAAAAGAGAAAAAGATGATCACAGTATATTCAAAAAACAACTGTCCGTTTTGTGACAGAGCAAAAGCACTATTAGAAAGTAAAGATGTTCCATTTAAAATAATCAAAATGGAAGAAAACTCTGGCGCACGTGAGTTTCTCATGGAGCAAGGACTACGTTCAGTCCCACAAATTTTCAAGAATGGCGTTCTTATCCCAGGAGGCTTTCAAGGCCTAGCGGACAAAGACGAAGAATTTTTCAACACACTAAAGGTATAACATGTTTATTTCAAAAGGTTTCTCAGAAGGTGAAGTGGTCACGCTCAAACTAACCAGCGGCGAAGAAATTGTTGCCAAGCTGGTACAAGACGGTCCGTTACATTACACATTAAAAAATCCGCAAGTTATTGGTATGGGGCCAAAAGGCCCAGGATTGATGCCTTACTTGTTCACAGTTAATCCCAACACTGAGATCAAACTACAAAAGTCTACTGTTACAGTAGCTGAAGCAACAGATGCACAATTTGCCAAACAGTTTATTGAAAGCACTACTGGTATTGCACTGGCATAAGTATTAGCATGCCAGCAATTGCTCGAAACGGAGATCCAACCACAACCGGTCATGGTTGTGATGGAACAACCACAGTCACTGGCCCTACAGGTGCTGGTGCTCAGGTGTTTGCCAATGGCATTGCTATAGAGTGCGTTGGTAATCCAACTGCCGCTCACACCATAAATGGTGGTCCAAGAGGTAGTTGTATTCCCCATCCTGCTGTTATCAATGCAGGATCAAGCAATGTGTTTGTAGGCGGAATTGGAGTTGCCAGAGTGGGCGATAGTACAGACGGCGGAGCCATTACTGCTGGATCACCAAATGTTATAGCCAATTAAATAGACATTTATTTTCTACCCTGTTACACTAGATATAAGTACTCTGTACTTCATATAAAGGATTAATAAAATGGCTACAAACAAACACGCAGAATTCACAGCAATAGTAGAAGCAATGGAAGCAGACTTTGAAAAGTTTTATGACAAGGAAGTTGGCGCTGCCGGCACCCGTGTTCGTAAACATTGTCAAGATTTGGCAAAGTTGTGCAAAGACACACGTAACGATGTTACCGCAGTTAAAAACGCACGAAAAGAACCAAAATAATAACATAAATACAATATGGCATACAGCGACAAGGTCATTGACCACTATGAAAATCCCAGGAACGTTGGATCTTTTGATAAGAGTGATCCTAGTATTGGTACTGGTATGGTTGGTGCCCCTGCTTGCGGCGATGTGATGAAACTGCAAATAAAGGTAGGTGAAGATGGCATTATTACTGATGCACGTTTTAAAACATATGGTTGCGGCAGTGCTATTGCTAGTAGTAGTCTTATTACTGAGTTAGTAAAAGGCATGAGTCTTGATCAAGCGTCGTCTATCAAAAACTCCGACATCGCCGAAGAACTAGCCCTACCTCCTGTAAAGATACATTGCAGTATATTGGCAGAAGATGCTATCAAAGCGGCTGTGAATGATTACCGTAACCGACATAGCATATAAAAAAATCAAGCAAAATTTAGAGCGCCGCGGCAAAGGCGCAGGCATTCGTGTAGGTGTAAGAACTACTGGGTGCAGTGGATTGGCCTATACTATGGAATATGTGGATAGTTATGAAGCTGAACAGGGCGTAACTAACTTTGCTCAAAAAGATTTTGTAGTATTGGTAGATGCCAAAAGTCTAGTCTATCTAAATGGCTTGACAATGGATTGGGTCCGCAATGGACTAAATGAAGGTTTTGATTTCATCAATCCAAACGAACGTGACCGTTGCGGTTGCGGCGAAAGTTTTCGAGTATAATAATCTTTGACATAGTTCAATTTTACTAGTATAATACTAGTATTGTAATAACTTTTGGAGTTTAAATTGAGTATGCATTTAGAAGGTCCGTGGCTCAGTACCACTGGCAAAAAGAAAGGCAAAAAGAAATTTGCTTCAGCAGAACATGCAAGAAAGGCTAGAGAATTGGACGAATCGTGGAAAGACTTGCTTAGGCGGCAAGGTATTGAACAAGACGAAAAGAAACGTACTCGTGCTATGAGCGCACCCAGTCTATCTAGTGTCTACAGCCTAAAGATACCCGAAGGCCGTAATACCACTGCACACATCAAAAGTGTGGATACTGGTGGTAATGCTGTTCTTAAGCCAAGTAAAGTTTATACAGGCACTATGGTAAAAGGAATTGCCACCATGCATAAAAGTAACGCAGTACCAGTTTTCAGTGATGAAGAGGCTATTGCGATATCCTCTATGCGTAGATAATTTAAAACTTATGCTTTTATACTCTACATATTGGCATAACTATATATTGTACCCCGAAAGGTTCGGGATCAAAGAAGTAAGGCTTTTAACGCACAAGGAGATGTATCGGAGCCATAATTTAACCATTGACGGAACTAGCAATTCCTGATCCAGCGTAAAGGAGATAACAACATGATACGCATCATAAAATTTGTAATATTCACTCTAGCACTTCTAGCAGTGACATATGCAGGCTACAAGGTCATTAATTATAAATTAGACCATCTTAAAGAAGCCCGCATGAACGTAAGTCCGGTCACAGCCGAACTAAGACAAAAACAACTAGATTGTTTGGCTCGCAACATATATCACGAGGCCGGTGGTGAACCATTTGAAGGAAAGGTAGCAGTAGCTCAGGTTACAATTAATCGAGCAGAAAGCGGACAATTTCCCAGCGACATCTGCCAAGTTGTCTATCAAAAAAATATTGTGTACGAAAAAGTTCTGTGCCAGTTTAGTTGGTACTGCGAAGGTCCTAGTGTTAAGAAACCCATGAACGGACCGGTGTACACAGAAAGTATGGAAGTGGCCAAAAAGGTATTGTTGGAAGGATTTAGATTGCCTTCTATCAAACATGCACTTTACTTCCATGGTGACTATGTCAATCCCAAATGGGGCAAACAGCCAGTGGCAAAAATTGGTCGTCATATTTTTTATAACTAGGATACATTATGAACATTGAAAAACTTAAAACTAGCATACACGATTTCTTTGATTTGAACTTGTGGGTCAAAACCATTAAAGAAAATGCACCACATTTAAGTGCGGAAACCATGGGGTGGGTTGCTGTGGTACTGTTACACCTTGCTACCGTGCCCACCATGATTGCTGTGCTGACAGGGTTAACTGAAAAGATGCCACCAGTGGATATGGTGTTGTTTGCTTGGGCTGGATTGTTTTGCTTGTTTATTAAAGCAACCATCCAAAAGGACTTGCTAAACATTGTTACCATTGGATTTGGATTTTTTGTACAAGCCGCTCTATTGGCTTTAATTGTATTCAAATAAATACTAGCATATGATTTTAGCTTGGCTATTACTTCTAACAGGTTTAATAATATCAGCAGTTGCAATCTACTATTCTGTAGTAGGTTTAACTGCTATATTTTCCGCGGCTGTGATTCCTATTATAATAATGGGATCAGCTTTAGAAGTAGGTAAATTGGTATGTGCAAGTTGGTTAAAAGCCAATTGGGAACGTGCTCCACGTTTTATAAAATACTACATGATCATTTCAGTAGTTGTGTTAATGATTATTACCTCGATGGGTATTTTTGGATTCCTTTCCAAAGCACACAACGATCAAAATCTAGTTAGTGGTGATGTTCAAAGTAAGATTGCTATCTATGACGAAAAGATTAAAACTGCAAAGGACAATATAGATGCCAACCGCAAGGCGCTTAAACAGATGGATGAGGCTGTGGACCAAGTCATGGGCAGAAGCAGTGATGAAAAAGGCGCCGAGAAAGCAGTTCAAATTAGACGTAGTCAACAAAAAGAACGTGCAAGGCTTCAGTCTGAGATCACAACCGAACAGAAAGCTATTGCTGCCGTTAGTCAAGAACGGGCTCCAATCGCGGCCGAGGTCAGGAAGGTAGAAGCAGAAGTAGGTCCAATCAAATACATTGCCAAATTCATCTACGGTGAAAAAGGTGCAGATGAAAATATGTTGGAACGAGCAGTAACATGGATTATTATTCTCATTGTTATTGTATTTGATCCATTAGCAGTTATCATGTTGTTGGCCGCACAGATGACCTTTGGTTGGAAGAAGGATGAAGACGAACACCTTTTACACACAACTGTACCACATACAGAAACGCCTGTTGCTGGCGTGGACAAACCCATAAACGAAGTAGAAGAAATTACACCAACACACACAGAAGAAGTTCCAAGCGAAACACCGTCGACTGCACTAGGAGGTGATATAACAGCGCCGGAG